CCCTAGGTCTTTTAGTTGCCAATTGTTCTGGTACAAACTACAAGATTAAGACAGAAAAGTCTAAAGTATTGAACGAGGTACCAAAGTGGTATGTTAATGACTTTTCAAAGAAGAAGGCATGTAATACGCCTAGATTTGGCAAAGATAAAAACAAAATGTGTATCTTTGGTGTTTCTACGGCTGTGTCACCAGATTTACAATTGGCTATTGAAAAAGGTATGATGGTTGCTAAATCAGAACTTGCCGATAAAGTAAAAGGTGAAATGAATAAGTCATCTAAAATATACATCACAGAACTAGGTAAAAATCATAACAAGACAACTGTGTCAGAAGTCGAATCAACGATTGTTAATTTGATTAAGAACACACCTGTTAGAGGTTATGAGATATTTGCCAAAGATATAACTATGACTAAAAATGGTTATTATAGAGTATGGATTGGTTTAAGATTACCAATGGGTGAGTATAATAAGATGTACAACTTCACAATCGCAGAGGCTGTTGACGCTTACAATGTAAAATCAAAAGCTAAGATTGCGTTTGAAAAGTTAGAGGATAAATCAAATGAAGATAGTAATATACAGTAAAAACAATTGTGTGTTTTGTAATAAGGCGAAGCACTTAACAAAATCGCTTGGCCTTACTTACACAGAAAAAAAGATGGAAGAGTTTGATAGTCCACAGGCTATGTTAGAAGACATAGGTAAACAAGTAAGAACTATGCCACAAATTAAGATTGATGATAAACTTGTTGGTGGATATAATCAATTAGTAGAATACTTTGCTGATAAAGGTTTAGTCAACTTTAAAGGTGAGATAATTGCCAAAGGATAAAGATTTATCTAATGTTATTCTTTTTCCTCAAAATAGAATTGTGGAAAAGAAAACTACTGGTCCAAAAAAAGATCAGAAGTTTTTAGATGAATTACATAAACAACAGACAAAAGAGTTTGTTGAGGCTAGTGTAGATGAAATTAGTATGAAACTATTAAAAGATTTTTATAACATGGCAATTAAAACTAACTCTAAGAATTTTACAAAAGACTTGGCTATGTTAGTAGATGTTATGAGAGGATTAATATACAGAGACTTTAATTTAAAACACCCATCACAGGTGTTGTCAGAGAATATGGTAGAGTTAAAACAACTAAAAGACGGAAGTCAAAGTGCTAGAATTAATTATGATATATTTAAAAGAGGTAAAACAGTACCTCTAGGTCCAGATATTAGAGACGAAATTAAAGATGGTCCAGGTATCTTTGAACCAGATGGAGACCTTGATAAATGAGAAATTCGCTAAGAATCGCCTTCGCAGGTTGTAAAATAGTAAACTTAAACTCAAATATAAAAAGGAGTATATATTATGTTTAAACAATTAACAAATATGTTTGCTAAAGACGAGCTAGTAAAAGTTAAAACAGTAAAAAGAACTGTTGAGACTAGAGGCAGAAAGTCTTTATCTAAAAAACAAAAACTACTTAACTTACTATCAAAAGGTAGTAATGTTGCTTGGACTACAATTCAAACTAAATTTGAATTAGAGTCTCCTAGATCAATGATTGATACGCTTAGAGCGGAAGGTTACATGATCTATGGTAACAGAGTTGGTGGAAGAAAATACTACAGAATGGGTATGCCTACAAGAGCTATCGTTGCTGCTGGTATCAAAGCGTTATACGGAACTCCGTTCAAGTATAACAACCACAAGGTTTCTGTAAAGAAATCAGACCTAATCGCACTTGATGCGTAATTAAAAAGCTAGATGGGGCGCTTCGGCGCCCTTTCTTATTATGACTAAACAAAAATATTCAGAAACAGAGAACTGGAATAGGAATGTAAGAACTATTGCAGAAAACTCTAAAAAATCTACTATGTCTCGTAAAGTTGATACATATGAGTATGAGTCATTAGGTGAGTGTATTCGAAGTGACCAGGTTCCAGCAAGTGAAATTGCTGAAATCTTTACAGATAAAAAGTTTTATAAATGGTATAAAAAGAAATATTGGAATGATAGATAAGATAATAATAGATCAGATTGAACAACAAACCAGCGACAAAGAGGTCGCTGTTTTACTTTCTGGTGGTGTGGATAGTTTATCAGTTGCATTTGCTGCTCAAAGAATGGGTAAAAAGATAACTGCTTACACCTTTCATTTAGAAAACAATCCAACATATGATGCACAGAAGGCAGCAGAAGTATCTAAACTAATGGGTTGGGATTGTAATATTATAGTGGTACCAACAAACAACTTACAAGATGATTTTATGAAGTTGGTAAAAGAAGTTAGATGTAAAAAGAAAACACATTTTGAATGTTGCTTTCCTTTTCTATATGTTTATCCAGAGATCAAAGAGCATGTAGTATTATCAGGTTGGGCAGCAGATGGTTATTATGGAATATCTAAAAAGGCTATGTTACATTATGGTCCAGGTAAATCAAAAGAAAAGTTTGATGAGTTTAGAGACAACTATTTTGATATAAACAATCAAGCTGGTTATCTATGGCACGAACTAATTGCTAGAAATAATAAGAAACAATTAATTACACCTTATCTGTCTATGGTTGTAAAAGATTTCTTTTATGATAAGACATGGGAAGAACTAAACAAACCATTTCAGAAACACCATGTAGTTAATTCATTTGAAGAATTTAAGAAGTTTAAATTTAAGAAACATATAAATCTACAGTTAGGTGCTGGTGTTGATAAATTATTTGAGACATTGATTGATGATAAATTTATCAACTTTAAATTTAGAAAACGAGTAATGGACATATGTAGAGATTGGGCTAATATGTCAGATGATATAGGAGTGCTGCAATGATACTAATAGATTTAAACCAAGTTATGATTTCAAACCTTATGGCACAGAACAAAGGTAATTTATCTGAACTACCAAGTAAAGATGCTGTAAGACATAGTATCTTAAACACAATTAGAGCTTTCAATGTAAAGTTTAAAGACGAATATGGTGAAATGATATTGTGTGCTGACGCTGCTGATCCTTGGCGTAGAGATATATTTCCAAACTACAAACATCAGAGACGAAAAGGTAGAGTAGAAAGCCAAATAGATTGGAATGGTTTGTTTAAAATTATGAGTGATATAAGAGAGGAATTTGTAACTAAACTACCATACAAAGTATTACATATAGAGAAGACAGAGGCAGATGATGTTATTGCAACTCTAGTAAAACAACAAACAGAAGATTTATATTTAATTATATCAGGTGATAAAGACTTTATACAATTACAACACTATGGTAATGTATATCAGTTTAGTCCACTTCTAAAAAGTTTTATAGGTGAGAACGAAGATGCTATTGCATATTTAAGAGAGCATATTATTAAAGGTGATAGATCAGATGGTGTACCAAACATATTAAGTCCAGATGACATATTTTTAAGAGACGAGAGACAGAAACCTATAAACAAGAGAAGACTAGAAGAATGGTCAAACATAGACAATATACCTTTAGGAAGTGAGACCAGAAAATATTACGATAGAAACAAAAAATTAATAGATTTATCTATGATACCAGATGACATATCTCAAAGTATTATAAATAGACATGAGAACTATAAAGTAAATGACAGGTCGCTCCTGCTACAATACTTTATAGATAATAAACTAAAAGCATTGATTGAAAATATAAATGACTTTTGAAAAACATATATATGGAGAATAAAATGGCTGAAAGAAATCCTAATCTTATACCACCACAAGCAATGGAAGCAATGGCAAAAACTGCTGGTGCTGGTAAAGAATTGATTAGTGAAATTTTTACCAAAATCAACAACGCAAAAGACAAACCAAAAAAGGTAGAAGTATTAAAACAATACGATTCACCTGGAATAAGAATGGTTTTAAAAGGTGCGTTTGATCCAAAAATAGAATGGGACTTACCTCCTGGAACACCTCCTTACATCGCTAACGAGGCACCAGCTGGTACAGAACATACTTTTTTGGAAGTTGAGGCAAAGAGACTATACAATTTTGCTAAAGGTGGTAATAATCAACTTAATCAAATTAGAAAAGAAACTTTGTTTATACAGATATTAGAAGGCTTACACTCAGATGAAGCAAAAGTTTTAATAGATGTAAAAAACAAATCACTTAATAAGACATATAAAGGTCTAACAAGTGAAATGGTAAAAGAAGCATTTGGCTGGAACGCCGACTTTGTAAAACCATAAAAACATACGAATCAAAGGGTGCGACATATTTTGTTCACCCTTTGTTCCCCCTAAAAACAACGATTTTACTACCAAATTACCTATTGACAAACACCTCATTTTAGTGTATTATATAAATATGAAAGTGAGGATTATATTATGAAGAAATTTGTACTTACGATTTTGATAGTTAATGCTATTATCTTTAGTATTCTATCTAATGTAACAGCAAAAGCAAATGATTATACAACTGCGGTAATTGGGCATGTGATAACAAATCACAAAGAGATAGACCACAGTAAATTGTTAGAAGCAGAAATGAGTAAATTGATGCATTCAATGTCAATTGAAATAGTATCTATACTACAAAAACATTTACCTTATGTTATGGATAGTGTGATGACAGAATTAAGACTTGAACTTGACAAAACGCATAAGTGTTTATTGTTAAAAGATTCTAAAATAAAAGATAAGGACTGTAAATGATAGAACTTATTTTAGAGATGCCTAGAGATTTACAGATCATACTAGGATCGGTTTTGGTTATTATAATATATCAATATCTTAAAGAGGAAGTATGGGGAAAACAAAGTCAAAAAGATCACAGGTCAAAAAAATACTAAAAAGAGATTTGGTGAGTAATAGAAAATATAAAACAACCTATAAAGACATCAAAAAGTATTTTAATATGATTAACAAAGCAGTATTTAAAAATTTACTGGCGCCCTTTAATGATATACAAATTAAAAAGATTTATAGTGACGAAACAAAAAAGAAGTGTTATGGTCAAGTAACAGTGTGGGAATGGAAAAGAAAAGGCTCTCAACAATTTCATTTAGAAATGTTGCCATACTACAGAAACAAAAAAGACTTTGTGGACACTTTAGGACACGAAATGGTACATCTATACCAAATGGCTAATGTGGGTGATACTGGTAATCATAATAAACTATTTTATAGTTTTAGGCCAAAATTAAATAGAATAGGATTAGACCTATAGAAAGAGATATATAATGAGTGGTGTGAGAAGTGGTAAAGAATTAGACCCATATTTAAGGGCTAGAATAGGCGAGGCAAGATTTAATTTAGAACAATTAATTAAACCTAGTAATCCAAGTGGTACAAAGAAAGTTTATTATCTAGGAAACTTTAGAAAAGATGTACTTGACAATTTTACAGATAAACAAGCAGATAAAATATTCGCAGCAATGGAAAAACTGCATAAGTATGTTCATTTATTTCAAAAAAAAGTACCTAGTTTTACAGATGCAGATGGTATAGTATGGTCAGGTTACGAATACATAGGAATAAAAAAATGAAGAATGTCAATTGGCAAAAACTGCTAGATAAGTCTTGGTATTGGACCAAGGTATGTCTTTTAATTGTTGCAGTTATAGGAGCGTCATATGGGTATGGTACTTTTAAACCTAATGAATATGCTGAAAAGAAAATATTTAAAATCGCAGAGAACGATTATCTAGTTAAAGTAAAACAAATGGAATTGACAGAACCTAGTATGGAATATACTAATGATGTTCAATTTGTAAGAGCAATGCATAAATGTATTGACTATATAAACTTTACTTTACCTCATAGTAAGAGAGTGCCATTTGAAATGATTATAGGTCAGGCGGCATTAGAGTCTGGTTGGGGTTCAAGTAGATTTGCTAAAGATGCTAAAAACTTATTTGGTATTAGAGTATTTAAAAAAGATAAACCTCATTTACTACCACAAGGTATCACAGAATGGCCAGGTTGGGGTGTAAGAGTTTTTCCAAGTAAATGTGCTAGTGTTGTTGAATATGTAAGATTGTTAAATGAACACCCAGCATACAAAGAGTTTAGAGCATTAAGAGAAAAAACTAGAGACCCTATTAAACTAATTAAAAAATTAGATAAGTTTTCTACTACAACTGATTACGACCAAAGAGTAATTAGAATAATTAAGAAGATTAGAAAACTAGAAGATACCTACGCTTCGGATAAATCAATCAACTAAATATAACTATGTTTTTAACACTGCTAACTTTTATATCAGCAATTAGCATATCTGTAATCGCAGCTGGTTATTCAATTGTAGGTCTAGCAACTTTGTTTGCTGGTGCAGTTGTTCCTATCATTGCGATGGGTTCAGCATTAGAGGTTGGTAAGTTAGTTGCTGCGAGTTGGCTATATCACAATTGGAATAGTGATGTACCACGCTTATTAAAGAGTTATTTGTTTGGTGCAATCATTGTACTAGTATTCATAACATCATTAGGTATATTTGGTTTTCTATCAAAAGCACACCTAGATCAAGTTAAACCTACATCTGGTAACAATATAAAAATAGAATTGTTAGATAAACAAATCAATCAACAAAATCTAATTATAGAACGAGCAGAAAAACAAATTAGTTTACTTGACAAAGCTTTAGAAGTTTATATTGATAAAGAATATGTGACTAGAGGTCTAAAGGAAAGAAAGAAACAAGAACAAGAAAGAAAAATATTAAATACAGCAATTAATGAGGCAAGTGATAAGATTGCTGAACTTACAAACAATAAGGCAGAATTATCTCTAGCACAAGATAAGATAGAGGCAGAGGTAGGACCTATTAAGTATGTGGCAGAGTTAATATATGGTGAGAAGGCAGAAGACAATTTTGACAAGTCAGTTAGATTTGTAATATTGATACTCATATTTGTATTTGACCCACTAGCTGTACTTTTATTAATCGCTGCGAATATATCTTTAAGACAGTGGCGTAAGAAAAGAAATCTAATTAAGAGTGAAGAAAAATTTAATTTAGAAGAACGATTAGAGAGAGAGCGTAAGAAAGCGAAAAGATTTAAAGATAAAAATAGAGACTACAAAAAAATGGTAACTAAAATAGGTGACTTCAAAGATATGTCACCAGATGAAATTAAAGTGAAACTGGACCAAATTTATGACTGGAATGAAAAAGATTAGTATTAGTTTATTACTATTTGTAATTCTATCAGGTTGCATGAAAACAACTTGTATATCGCCTCATAATTGTGAGAAAAAAGTAGATTGGAAAGACCCTAAATTTTCTTTGTTTAGAACAATAATTACTAATGGGACAAATCTTGGTAATTAGAGGGT